GGTGCCAGCATTGGCCGCCTTCAGCAGTTCCGCGTTGTTGGAGCAGTAACCGCAGACGGCACGGGTGACGCGGAAGTTCGCATCTACCCAGCCATCGTTGTTCAAGACCCGTCTTCGCCAATTGGTGATGTCGGCGTGAACAACGCACATGCAACCGTCGATGCCGCACCTGCTAACGCAGCGGTTGTGACCTTCCTGCAAGGCGCCAGCACGAGCCATGTGGTTCGTTCTATCGTCGCGCGCGAAGCAATCCGCGTCGAAACTGCATCGCTGGAAACTCTTCCTTCGGGTGAGAATGCTACGCGCAAAATGAAGGGCGTCCCGCTCTCCATGCGTATGCACCGCTACTCGAACGGCGATAATGGTACGGTATCCTGCCGCCTCGACTCGGCATACCAGACAAACGTTGAAGCGCACGGTCGCTCGAAGATTGTCCGCATTAACGGCTTCTGATCGCTGTTAACCATATAGCTTGACTTGGCCCCGGTGTAGAGATACATTGGGGCCAAGTTTTATCTAGGAAGCCTGCAATGACACTTATCGCCAAACTCTCCGCAATCGCAACTGCAATTTCTGATATTCTGTCGCAAATTCCAGCCGCAGAAATCGCACTCACCGACTTCAGCACTTTTCTCGATACAGTCTGAGGCTAAGCAAATATGGGCGGATCGCGAAACTACCATATTTGGTACGCGAGATGCCCTGCTTGCAATAGTCGCACTTAACCCACAGGCAACACCAATGGCACTTACAACTTCCAGCGTATCAATTACCCCACAAACCGGATGGCAACTTGTTGCTGAAAGTCCGAACCATATTGAAATACGTCAGCGAAACAGCCGCCCCTGGCAACTTGCTGTTGTGGCCGTAGGTGCTACCCCAACAGACGCGACGCCTGCACTCACGTTTACCCCAGTTCACCAAGAGGACGGACACTTCTTTGTTAAAGACACTGCATCCGTTGGTGACTTCTACATTCGAGTGCTGGAATCCGGACCTGTTGGAGAAACAACCAATTTCGGATTGCTTATTGACGTTTAAGTAATAGGTATTACCTTGGTCATACCAATGGAGGAATTGGTATGACTGAGAACATAATTTACGCAATCATGTGTTTTTGGGGATCATCCTTTTGTTGGTTGATCTATTGGCTCGAAGGTGAGGCTTTGATAGATGGCAAATAAGAATAAGGTATTTTGGCCGGCATGGCGATACGGTCCAGAAGGAGCTTCCGGCGTATTCCAGTCTGAGAATGACGTTCCTGCCGGCTGGGTTGAAAATCCAAACGACGTTGTTGAGCCTGATGCGCCAAAGCCTGAAGACGGCTCGGATGCGTGGGGCGGACACACAAAGAAAGAACTGCAAGCCGCACTACGCAAATCTGGGGAGAAGGTGCACGCAGCAACGTCTGCACGCAAAATGTTCGAGAAAGCCGTAGAAGTCGGCGCTATTCCGGGGTACGGTATGCCTAACAGTGACTAGGGGTTTACCATGACAGTAATAGTCTTCAAAGATGGTGTATTTGCGGCTGATCGCTCTATTACTGCCAATGGCCAGCATCTTTATGAGGATGAAAAGATCGTCAAGGGCGACAAAGCTATTGGCGGATATTGCGGATCAGTCACGGCAGGCCAGCATTTCGCAAATTGGATAAAGACGGACTGCCTGGAAGAGTTTCATGCCGGCAAGGAAGATGACTGGATGGGTCTTGTCCAAATTGGTGATTCCCTGTTTATCTGCGACATGAACGGAATTTCCGAAGTCCCGCTCAAACAGCCTATGGCAATTGGCTCCGGTTCTGAGGTTGCTTTGGGGGCGCTTGATATGGGCGCCAATGCGGATGAGGCGGCATGGGTGTCTGCAAATCGTCTGGGTTGCGCACAATACGGGATTGATGTAATGTCGCTTGACGCGGAATCGTATCTATATCACCGCAAATAAGGTGCTAAATGTCCACACTAAGCCAGATTATTCAACGCGGTTTCCGTGAAAGCCAGATTCTAGACATTGACCGTGCGCCATCAGCAGCGCAGGAAGCCGAGGCGCTTGTCATACTTAATGGCATTATTAAGCGCCACACAAGGCCGTCAACTGTTACGGTATGGCTTGGCGATACCAAAAATATTCATCCACAGCGAGGGACGATCCTGAAGGATTTCACGCCACTGGTTGATAATAGGGCAATACCGCAGGACACGTTCGTTAACCTGTTGCTGGATCAGTCATATAGCGTAATGCTTCCGCCGGAGCCGGGTGACGGAGCCAAACTGTCATTCATTGACGTGGCTGGCACGCTTGCCTCTTATCCGCTCACGCTACTCGGCAACGGAAACCTTGTGGCAGGGAATACGTCGGCCACACTGTCAGACAACAACTCTACGACAACTTATCTTTATCGACGAGACCTTGCCAATTGGCAGCTTGTTTCGACGCTCCTGAGTACTTCTTCGACGCCATTCCCGGAAGAGTTTGACGATATGTTTGTCATTGAATTGGCAATTCGTCTGAACCCACGATACGGCAAGGAAATTAGCGGCGTCACGGGTGAAATGTATCAGCAAATCCGCTCGCGCTTTATCGGTCGATATACGTCAGAAAACAGCAGTGCCGCCCCAGACAACATTTGGGATACGGCGTTCAACACCAATGGTGATATTGGCAGGGGTTACTAAGTGGCCAAAGTTCCATTAACTAGGACGACGTGGCGCCGGGACTATGCCGGCGGCGTTCAATTGCAGCTACTCAATAGGTTCTTCGAGGAAGACCCGTCTTCTACAATTGACGATACGGCGCTTATTGCCCGCCCCGGAACTGACTCGTATCGCGCATTTGGGTCCGGCACAATGCGTGGAAACTTCACGCAACAGGGCTTCTTTGGCGGCGATCTTTTTGTTGCATCCGGTCAAACACTGTATCGTTGGGATGGGACAACGGAAACTGCGATAACAGGCGTTTTGTCTGCTGAAGACACGCCAGTATCCATCACATATCAAGCATCCCCCGGCGTGGAGCGCCTATGGATTGCGGACGGCGCGACTCTCTACTACTACGAGGGTGATACGAAGTCTCGCGGAAACCTTGACGCTGATGAGGCGCTAAACGTATCCCCGGGCGACGTGGTTCTTATTGACACTGTTTACTATGAGTTTGTTGCGTCCGGCGTTGACGCTGGAACGCCGGCTGGAACGTTGGCGGACCCGTGGCTTGTGCTTATCGGTACAACGTCAGAGTTTAGCCTATCAAACCTGTCTGCCGCCATCGGCAACACGGGTACTCCTGGCGGAACCTACTCAACAGCACTTCTTGCAAACCCTAACGTCGAGGTTAGGCGTCTTGAGCAATATCGCCTCAACGTGCAGGCTGTTGCGCCTGGGGCTGCTGGAGACACTATCGTTACAACAACAACGGCGGCAAACCTAACGTGGGGCGCTGCGACGCTGGAGAACGGCGGGCTTGATATACTGACTCCCGTTGACGTTCCAGAGGGCGGGACTGAGGCGGCGGTATCGCTCACAACCCTTGCTGCGTATGTCATTGTATCCGTTGCGGGTAGCCAGCGCATGTATTTCATTAGGCCGGGCGAGTTCTGGATTGAGGTCTTTGCTGAAGCTGAATCTGAGCCTGATGTTGTCTTGCAGGTAGTTACCGTTGGGTCAAGCTTTTGGGCGCTTGGTGAGTCCACTATCGAGCCTTGGACTGCCACGGGTGACGCGGATATTCCATTTGCACCAATACAGGGCCGGCAGATGAGTTACGGTATCGTTGCTGGAACCGCTTTGGTTCTTGAGGACCGTGTGATATATGTGGATGATAAGGGGATTGTCAGGGATAGTTCTGGCGCTCGAATCAGCACGCACGGCATTGAAGAAGAAATAAGGCTTAGAACGTAAAATGGCACTGACTTTTGTTGACAGCCCGAACAGATACGAGACTGGTGACTTTGAGGACATTAGCATTGCTAGTGTGTGGAGCAACTTCCCGACGGGCGGTAGTTCCTCTAATGCCCGTGTCGATGAGCCGGTATTCGGCTCACGCACAGGAGTCAAGGCGTTCTATTGCGGCACTAACGGCTCCACTGGTGATATGCGAGCCAGCCTTGCAAATCCTGCTGCCGCTGAAGTTTATTTTGCGCTTGCATGGTATGCGCCGGTACTGCCAACCGAAGCCAACACACAGCAATTTAGACTGCATGATAGCACTAACGCGCTTGTTTGCTACTTTAACGTGCAGCCAAGCGGAACCATTGCGCTGCGCAATTCATCCGGTACAATTATTGCAGAAACTGCGGCTCCTGTAATTATAGCAGGAACGTGGACCTTCCTTGAGTTCCGGGTCTTATGCGGAGCCGGTACTGGTGTGGTTCAAATACGGGATCAGGCGGGCGGTAGCCCTTTGAGTGTAAGCGCACTGAATATACCAGGAACAATCGGAATTATTGTCCCAAGAGGTCAGGAAGGCGGACCAACAAGATTGGGTCGCGACTATTACTTCACGGACCTTTCAGTTAAGGACACAACCGGAACTGAAAACAATACTTGGTACGCATCTGGCGGTGTTGCCAACTACCTACTCAAGCCGAATGCCGATGTTGTCGGAAACGCATGGTCATTTGTGGCCCGCAAGACATTCAACAACGGCGTAGGTTACAACGGCAGGGCAAATGACAGCGGCTTTTATGTTGACGATGCCGCCACACTGGAAATCGGCGCTGGTGACTTTACTGTCGAAGGCACGTTCCGTTGGGATGTTCTTCCTTCTTCTGGATCAATCCAGACTCTTGTCTCAAAGTGGCGCGACGCCTCTAACCTTTCGTGGCGCTTGTATTCCTACGAATCTGGAGGCAACACATTTATTGCCTTTGCCACAAGCACTGACGGCACTACCGGCACCGAGACGATTGTGCACAACTATCAGCTTGATATCGTTAAGTGGCAGAAATACACCATATCCGTATCGCGAGCGTCCGGCTCTAGCCGTATGTTTATCGACGGTGTGCGCGTAGGCCCCGTTGTCGCTGATGCGGCGACATACTTTAACGGTTCTGCACAGGTTGCTATTGCTGGGCAGGCAGACAGTTCAGTAACTTTGGAAAATGGCTTTATTGGCTGGATGGATGAGGTTAGATATACCGTAGGTGTTGGCCGGTACACGGCAGAATACACGCCGGCAACCACAGCATTCCCACGCGATGTTGGCGGCGACCCCAGCTTTTCCAGCGTTCAGTTGCTTGTTGGCTGGGATGACGGGCTTGTTATTGACCAGTCTGGCGCCGGACGTACAATCACAACACGCGGAACAGCAGAGGCGCAAGTTACTGATGACGGTGACTTTGCTTTCCAGTCTATCGATAAGACACTGAGGGACGACACGTTTATTGAGGCAAAGTACATTCCGGCATCTGGTACTTTGGAGTTTGGTGCAAATCCTCTAGACACAGAGACGGTTGTTATCGGAAGCCAAACATACACATTCAACACGACACTTGGCGGCGCCGGCAGTGTCCTCATTGGTATTGACCAAGAAGCAAGTCTTGATAACCTTGTTGCGGCTGTTGAGAATGGCGCCGGAGAAGGCACGCTGTATGGTACTGGCACAACGGCCAATGCTAACGCTTCGGCAGAATCCCAGCCTGGTGACATTATTGGGGTTTTTGCCATAGTTCCGGGAACTGCCGGTAACTCGCTCACCTTCACAACTTCCGTCACTGGCGCTACAATATCTGGTTCTGGCACTTTGGCTGGTGGCATAGATATACCGGCAGCAAGCGACTACGTTCTAGAGCGCCTTCCGCGAGGAATTACGCGCGTTGACGGCATTGCGCTGTTCACGAGGCGTTCTGTGTTTGGCGTCGGTGGCGCACAATTGCAACCTGGGTTTGTTGACTCCAGCTTGGCGGTCAGTAATGGCGCTGATGTTGCGGCACCTGCTAACCCAGCGTGGCAAACAGATATCCTAAATAACAACGGCGGATCGCCTTGGACCGTCATTGATATGCTCGGAAGCAAAGTTCGCGTTAACAGGACAGTCTAAGTGTGGCCATTGCAGACAAAATTAGGGTTGCCAACCAAGAGGTTGCGGCTGTTGTCGCGACGCCTTATACTCCTCTGCGAGTGCATGAACTATATGCCGTCGCTATTGGCGGTAAGGTCGCTCCGTATCTGTATGTCCATAATGAGCATATTGCGGCGGTCGCAGGTAACGATGGTGAGAATGCCGTGTTAAGAGTCCATGAACTACACGCGGTTGTTGTTGCAGCAGAGGGCGTTATCCCGGAACAGCCACTTGTCATCAATGCCTTCCCTTACGATATCGACGGCCACGTATTCTACGGCCTGCACATTCGCGGTAGGGGTACATTCGTTTATGACCTTATGACCGGCCAGTGGATGCAGTGGCAGACTGCAAACTTCCTTTACTGGAACGCGCAATATCACGTTAAGTGGAACGATCAGTTCTATGCTTCAAGCCTGATTGACTCCACCCTTGTTGTGGTAAACCCGAATTCCGTTCTGGATGATAGCTTCCGTACAAATACATTCTTGGCAACAGGTCGCCTGGAAAGTCAGTCTCGCAGATACATTCAAAACCCGGAAGCGCAACTGTTTGGCTCTATCGGATTGCGCGGCGGCGATGTTGCTCTGCGCTACTCTGACGACGAGGGCGACACATGGTCAACGGATCGCGTAGTTACGGTATCCCCCGGTGTGCGCGACGCCAACGTGATGTTCTATGACCTTGGGTCAGTGAAGGCTCCGGGTCGCATCTTCCAGATTGAGGACGAGGGGACAATGCGCCGAATCCAAACACTTAACGCAATGATGGGTGGAGAAAATGGCAGCGACTCCTAACGAACAATTAATAGGCCCGATTGGTTATTCTCCCATCGTCGAGAAGGGTGGCGGGGCGACTCCGTTCTTCGCCCGGCAATGGTTGAACCTTGTTAATCTGGTCAAGTCTGTCGTCAAAATACAGAACGATATTATTATTGTTAACCAAGATATCATCACGCTTGTTGACGATGTTAACGCGCTGGAGGCCACTGAAATAGGTGGTGACGGAACGATTATCACGCCAGCCGCAGCGCCGCTAAGCGACGGCAACATAACGCTCACTCTCGCAGATACGGCTGTAACCCCAGGCGCATATACTTCCGCTGATATTACTGTAGATCAGCAGGGGCGTATAACGGCGGCAGCAGATGGTTCTGGCGGCGGCGGTATCGACTTCGAGGATGAGGGATCGTCAGTTGTTACGGCAACCACACTAAACTTTGTTGGTGCTGGTGTTACTCTTACGGACGTTGCTGGTGTGGCAACCGCTACTATTGCTGGAGGCGTTGGCGGTATCGACACTGAAGATGACGGAACTCCAGTTTCAACGGCAGCTACAACGCTGAACTTTACCGGCGCCGGCGTAGTGGTAACAGACAGCGGCGGCGGGACCACAGAAGTAGCAATTGCTGGAGGTGGCGGCGGCGGCGATGGCAGCGCGCCCCTTACAAACGGCGTTATTCCAAATGAACTTATGGATGACGATACCGGACAAACCATCAATGTACCCATCGACGGAACAACCCGCAGCGCCATTGACGCGTATTTTGCGCGCGGTTTGTTCGCAGATCGTCCTGTCACCCCGCCTATTGCGCCTTTGGCAATAGGCTTCTATTATGCAACGGATACTTCGATTCTTTCAGTCTGGAACGGCTCAGCTTGGGTATAAGTCATGTCAACACGCTCTATCTCTGACTACGCAGGACGCGGCCCTCTGGCGGCAAGGCCGGTTTCCGCGCCTGTCGTATCGACCGGAACCGCGTTCTATTACTCTACGGATACTTCCGAACTTTTCGCGTGGAATGGTTCGGGATGGGTTGGCGCGGGCGCGCCTCCCGGACCGTCCGTCCTGCAACTGGCTACTGCGGACGTTGCCAGCGCCGCGACCGGTGTAACGCTTCCCGCGCCCCCAACGGCCAACAATCTTCTGCTTGGCATTTGGCACGACACCGGAACGCTCCAGACCGACCCCGCAACAGGCTGGCAACGCATTGGCGCCGGTGGCTCAATATTCAACAATATTAACTTCTACGCGAAGTGGGCCTTGACTGGAGACACCGCGCTACAGGTTCCCGCAATTGGTACTAGGTCCGGAAACTTCTTTATCTACGAGATTGAGAACGCGCGCGCCCCGCAAATTACAAGCCTTCAAGGCGGGAGTAACACAACCGCCGCCAGTGCTTTTGACATTGATGCATATCTAGGTATCCTGCCATCAAGCGGGCTTCTTTTTGCCGCAACAGCGCGTGAGGGTTCGGTCGCCAATGCGACCAGTGTCACGGGCTATTTCACGACGCTGAACGAAGCCTTGGGTTCGGCTACAAGCAACCGCACCACTCAGATTATTCGTGGCAATGTGACAGCCCTCTCGAATGTGGACTTTACGGTCAACTATGCAGGATCGGTGAAAACGGGCAGAGGGTGGACTTTGGTCGTCTAACCGCCCATTTTTACAAGTAAATATTCGTCGTCTTTTACGAATAAATAATCGACATCTATACAGCCGGGAGTTACATCCTACTTGGACGGTAGGCCGGCTTTACACGCATAACCCCGTGTGGCATAACACTGAAACAAGATTTGGAGTTAATTAAATGGCAATTCTCGCATCCCTGAAGGGCTACAAGACCCTTATTGTTAACGTCATCATCGCAGTTATCGGCATTCTGATCGCTACTGGTGTAGTGCCGGCTGTTGAGGCTCTTACGGCTGAAGAGGTTTCGACGCATGTTGAGGCCCTATTCGGCGCTTTTGCTGTCATTGGTGCAGCCGTAAACATCTTCATTCGCATGTTCACAAGCACGCCCATTGGCCAAAAAGGCTAATGCTTCCGCATGACGGGTATTACGCTCGCGCTCCAATCCCTAATGAGGCTTGGAAAGAACGCTGGCCTAACTTTACCCCACAGGAACTTGCTTGCAGTCATTGCGGCGAGTATGTGCACAATGCGAAGTTCATGGATAAATTGCAGTCCCTTCGCTATATCATTGGCAAGCCGTTCAAGATAAACTCTGGCCACAGGTGCGCCGTCCACAACAAGGCCGTCGGTGGCGCCCCAAAGTCAAAACACCTAGAGATTGCTGTAGATATCAGCCTGCACAACCAGGATCGCTTTGACTTGGCCAACATGGCTGACAGTTTCGGGTTTACAGGGATGGGCCACGCTAAGTCATTTCTGCATCTTGACCTTCGTTCTGGCCCAAAAACACACTGGTATTACGGTGACTCCAAGAAGTATTGGGTCAAGCCTCACTAGTTGCATATCTTTTGATTGTGCGGTAATGTGCGTCATTAAACGGAGACTAAATCATGTGGGGTAGTATTCTAGCTGGTGTGGGCAAGATGTTCGGCGGCGGCGGCGGCGGCGCAGGCTTGGGAAAGATTGCTGGCGCGCTTGGTTTGGGAGGAAGTGCCAACAAAGGCGTGAAGCGCATGGGTCAGGGCTTTCTTGATGCGAAAGAGGCCGTCGATCCACTATATGACAGCGCGCGGGGCAGGCTCCAGCCTTACGCGGACACTGGCGGGCAGGCTAATAGCCTTGTTTCTAGTCTTCTTGGTCTCAGTCCTGGCAATACTTCTGGCGCGGAAGCGATGAGCCAATTCCGGGACTCGACCGGGTATAAAGACATAATGAACCAAGCCATGAACGGTGTTTCGACTAACGCCGCCGCGAAGGGATTGCTCGGCTCCAGCGGAACTGGCAAGGTTTTCCAGAACACTGCCGCCGACATTGCGCAGGGAAGTTTTGGTGACTTCCTGAGTCGCATAACTGGCCAGCAGTCAATGGGTATTAATGCTGCAAACAATCTTGCAGAGACGGATATGAATCAGGCTGAGTTTGCAGGCAAAAACAAACTTGGGCTTGCGGAGACAATGGCTCAGAAGAAGGATTCAAGTTTCCTTGGCAAACTTTTTGGATAAATAGATATGGCTGAAGCTAATAGTCTCTGGGGCGGAATGCCCGGTTATATCGCCAGCATGTTCCGCAACAAGAAAAAAACACCCGCTGGCTCCACGCCAGGTCCTAAAGATAGTGGAACAAGTCTTGTTGACGAAGGCAGGGCATTTGTGGATGCAGTGCGTGGTTATGGCGCGTCTGACCCCATTGATGATCCATATGCCAAGCGCAAAGAAGATAAAAAAGAAGATAAACCTGAAGACAAAAACCCGGCATTAACGCCATATCAGCAGCAGGTTACTCCGCAGGCTCAGGGCGGACCTAGTGCGCCGGCCACACGCGACACTCCAGAAGCGATAGCTAACCTTAATCGTGGATTTGATGCGCTTGCGTCAGAGCAGAATATGGTAGCGGCTCCAAAAGAGTCAAATTCCGACAAAGTAATGCGTGGCGTTTCCGGCCTTCTTGGGTTTGTCCCGAAGGGTGGCACACGAGGCGACGCAGCGGACGGATTCGCTAATATTGGCCGTAGCCTTATGGGTCTCAATTCAGTGCAGCAGATGGAGAGTGACTATAATCAGTCAGTCGCCCCTGAGAAGCTGCGACGCGCGCTTGAAACTGGAGACGCTGAAGAAATTGCAAGGCTTGATATTGGCGAGGGAACAGCGCGCCAGAGATTCGACGGAAACCAAGCGAAAGCCGCCGCCGCCGAATCCCCGGAAGTTGCTAAGGCTAGGTCAAGAAAAGTAGAACTAGCCAACGCCGCAGAGGCAATGTCCCGCGAAACTGGAGTCCCTTATGGTGACGCAGTGGGCTACATTAATCAGCAGCTTGGCGGTGGCGTATTTGATGATATGGAACTGACCGCAGCACGTGACGGTGGGTATGACGGCCTGAAGGCTATCATTGGCGACCCGGTTACTTCCGCTGATCGCTTCCTGCTGACGGGCGGCAACACCGCTATTGATCTTCGCAACTCCAATATGGATAAGATTGACTGGCAAAGTAAGCCAAAGACTCCAGAAGAGATGGAGATGTTTAAGGCTGATCTTGCTTACAAGGTCTCCAGGGGCAATCTTACTGATGCGCAGGCCCTCAAGGCGCTCAGAGACGCAGAGTCTAATGCTCTAAGGGCGGCTAAGTATCAGCCGGGCGGCGGAGCAGATAGCGCTAGCGGATTTGGCTCAGCGGGCGTAGTTGTCGGAAGCCTGACTAGGGCATACAACTCTATTGAAGCGGCAAACGAAGCTGGAGTGTTTGTTGACCCAGAGGCCGGCGGCGGAATAAGTACGGCACTTACCGCCATGAAGGCAGACCCCAATATTGTTGACAGCAGCAAGTGGCGCCTAGCTATGTCCGTGTTGGACCCAAAGGGGTTTGAGGCTGTTATGAGTATGCGCCAATCACAGCGCGACCTGATGCAGGCAATTCGTCAACTTCCGGGAATGGAGGCATCAAAGCTTGCGGATACACCGGCTGAACAGGAGATGCTTCGTCAGACTGCGCTTCAGTATGATGGCTCATATGGGGGCGCTAAACGTTCGCTTGGCGCAACCACTGGACTATTTGCTCAGGAAATTGAACAGTTTGTACTTAACAATCCCAACGCCTCACCGCAGGCCAAGGAGGCCGCGCGGGACATTCTTCGCCGCGCTGGTATTGGCGGTTATGAGCAAGCAGCACAACCAAATCAGGCCGGCGGTAAGTACCCGGAAGGGACAAAGGTGACTAACAAAGATACTGGTGAGGAGTTTGTGAGGCGTGGTGATAAGTGGGTGCCAACACAATGAACCCCGATGATCTCCCACCCGGCTTTGAAGTAACCTATATGCCCCCTGTCGAGACGCAGGATCAGGGTGATCTCCCGCCCGGATTTGAACTTTCTGGCCCACAAACACTTGGCGACCGCTGGAAGAATGCTGGAGCGGACCCGGACTCGCGCCGAAAGCTGGCTATTGAGATTGGCCGTAGCTTTGGCGAAAAGCAATACGCCGGCAGTGACCCGTCTGCTGTTCCGGGAATCTCAAAGCAGCAAGCCTCCGCGTTTAGTAAAACAGGGCGCGACCTGCTGGCATTCGGTATGGGTCGCCGCAAGATTCGCAAAGAGGCAATGAAGACATTTCCGGGATTGACCAAAGAGGAAGCTTCAATCGTCGCTGACGAGGCTGACCGTATACAATTCAAAGAAAAGCCCGGCGCAACCGCAGCGGGCGGTGCCGTTGGCCTTGTCGGTAATATTGGCGCGCTTGGTGGTGGACTTGGGGCGGCTGGGCGCGTTCCTGGAGTTATTGGAAACGTCGCTCGCGGTGCAACTATATCCAAAGATGGCACACTTGTCGGTAACGTCGCTCGCGGTGCCGTTGGCGGTGCAGCAGGCGCAGAGGCGCAGGCACAAATTGCTGATGAGCGCAAGGCAACTCCTTTTGAATTGAGCGTATCTGCTGGTTTAGGTGGAGCCCTTCCCGGAGTCATTCAATCTGTAGGCGGCTGGCTTGGCCGTGGCGCACTACCAACTCAAGAGGCCAGACGAAGAATTGGCCGCGATATTGGTGAGGCTGGTGCGCAACGTGCAGACGAATTTGCAGCAGCAACGGGCGAGGCGCTTCCAACCGCAGCGGGCGCACTGGACCCAAACTCTGCATTAACCATTGCAAGGTCAACCGCCGGCGGACCTCGCGCATCAACAGCTATCGAGAACTCTGTAAATACGACCGATACGGCGCTTATGCGCGGAATGTCAAACCGTGTTGACGAAACCGTTCCTCTCGCAGCAAGTTCTGCCAGAATCACTAATGACACAAAAGACGCAGCTTCTGCATTCATGGCCCGCGAAATATCTCCCGGTGTTCCGCAGAGGGAAGTACGAATTAACCTAGACCCGTCAATTCACCGTGCTTTGCTCGACGCTGTGAACATCTTGGATAGGAACGTTGGCGAAGTGCCGCTTGACGGATTCTTGCGCCGAGCACTTGACACAAATGAACTAAGTCTTGGACAGTTTAACACTGTTCGGAAAAACCTTGAGTCCACAGTGGAGTTTAGTTCCAACCCAGAACTGTCAAAGAATGTTAGCCAGCTTATTCGCGGCGCCGTTGACCAAGTAGACAAAGTTTCCGCTAAAGGCTACGCCAAAGCCGTCATTGACGATTATGCGGCTGGTATGCGTCAGGCAGAAGGTGCTCAGGCCGGTGGAAAAATTCTATCCAGTGGAACGCCATCAGAATTGCGCAGCGCAGCAACAGGCCCGGTTGTAAATCAGCCAGCCGCAAGCGTTGCTGACCGCATTACCGGCGCTGGTCGCGGGGCCGCACAGGCTTTGCGTGACGAATTTGGTGCTGGCAGGCCGTCCGCTCGCTCTGCTGCACGCGCGGTATCCGAAGGTGACGTTGCTGCAAAGGTTGCTGATATTGTTCCGGGCGGACAGTCAATCGTGGATGCATCCGGCGCGTACTCTAATGCCGCAGATGCCGCTCGCCTGATGCGCCCCGCTGGTAGTGTTGCTGACGGCGTTGGAGTTAGTGCTACAAGCATTGGTATGGGCGTTGGTGGTAGCCAATACTTTGCGTATAGTGCAATGGAAAAGCTGGTGAGGGCGCTCTCGCTTCCGCCTAACGTGCGCAATGAAGTGACTCGGATGTTGACGGACCCAGCGCGCGTTGAAGATGCTATCGCCGCAATGCGACGCGGTGGTGTGCGTGACCAGGACATTGCCCGCGTTGTGCGTACAGCCGCCCCGGCCATGACTGGATCAATCGCGCAACAAACAATGTCTGACGCCGACGGCAGGAAAATGACGCCAACGGAATATCAGGAACGTCTTGTTTCCAACATGGTTAGCACTGTATCTCGCGCTATGTATGATCTGCGTGGACGTGATCGCTCAAACACTTCCGAGGAACTTGACGCGGTTGAGGAGCGCATGATCCAGCTACTAGGAGAAGGCAGGACGCCAGAGCAGGCGATTGACACTGTTATGTCCGAGTTGCCCAAAAAGAAGTAATTCGGCATGATACTTGCTTGGCTAGTCCAAAGGAGTCCATAATGATTGAATTTATCCTCTTGCTCGCTGTTGCTGTTTTGCTTGTAATTAGCGCGCCGTCACTATTATATTTGGTAATTAAGCACGTTGCGCCTATCGCCATGCTTACTGCCGGCTGGGCAGTACTTCTGTTTGTTTCCAGCCTAATCCCGGAAGGTTCGCCGTGGTCTGCGCCTACAACCATCGCACTGATATTGCTTGGCGGTGGAACACTGGTTTGGATATTCGATGGCCCACACGTTCAAAAAAACAAATAAGTTCCGGGCAATCAAAACCGAAGTTGACGGAATTGTTTTTGACTCTAAACTAGAAGCTAAGAAATACCAAGAATTCAAATTGCTTGAAAAAGCAGGGCAGATTCAAGACTTACAGCTTCAGGTGAGGTATGATCTTTGCGTAAACAACCAAAAGGTTTGCACTTACGTTGCAGACTTCGTGTTCGTAGAAAACGGAGCAACGGTAGTCTACGATGCGAAAGGTATGATACTCCCAGAATTCCGCCTGAAAGCGAAACTATTCAAGGCGATACACGGGTTTGATATTACGCTGTCTGACGGGATTGGTGCGACTGAGCGCCGGACAAAAGCCCGGAAAGCAAAAGCCCGGACTCCAAAGGTTTCGCTAACTCGTAATCGTTGAAGTCCATTCCCACGATTTGTGGCATTGCAAACGGCAATCCGATATCGCGAGAAACCTTGAGACCAGTTTTACTTGCATCATTGTCTGCCATGACGTGTGTAGCGTGTTTTGCAAGCGTTCTCATGTTTCCAGCACTTCCGGCACACGCCACTCTCACAGAAAGCCCCAGGTTGCCCGCTGAGCGCATTATGCTCATTCCGGTGGCAATCCCTTCGCACAGTACTGTTTGCTCGCCAGCGCCCATCCATACGGCTGATCCACCCAGCTTCCCGCCATACATAAAGCACTTTTTCCCATCTGGTGCAATAAACTCGATTGTGCGCAAGTCTCCAGCGTAATCCTTGAACGGCAGGACCAAAAGAGACGTGTCAGAAGACTCATCCCGCAATATCTTTGGGACTCTCATTATTTTGCTGAGCGCGTTGACTGTAATTGTGCTGGCTTTGGTTTCAGAGAATCCCTTTCGGGCCAAATACATGTGGCGCCTAGACTCAACATTGTTCCAAATCTTCGCGGCGTTAACGCGGCCATGCCATGCCCTGCGTTCTTCTTCGTGTTTCTGTTTTGCTATTGCTGCGTGGTCAACTTCTGTTTGTCTTGACTCAACGCCAAGTGAGTGAAGTATATCGACATACTCACAATTGCTTTTGTGGCACGTCATTAGCAGACGACCGCCGCGATCAGTAACCGATAGCGCAATCTGGTCTCGACGCTTCTCAGGCTGGCACACAGGGCATGGTAGTGTGCCATAGTTTCCATGCCACATGCCGCCATTGCTGGTTGTAACTTCCCTAGCGTTCATGAGTTTTTCATCTGTGTGTGCGCACGGCTGGATTGCCGGCCATTCCGCAATATCCAGTTTGCTCTGACCCGGATTCCTTATACTTATAGACGTAATGCGAGGTCCAGCGCCAAGCCATGCAGGCGGAGCCGATGCACGGATGCGGACCTGGCTCCGCGATGACCTCACCAGACAGGCCGTACTGACCTGGCTGACAAAACGTTTGCGGACACACTTTTGCCTTTGCCTCGTTTTCAGTGGTTAGTGTGGTTTCTAGGTCAATCATGTTTGCCTCCCAGCGTTTATTACATGCCAATCATGGCTGGTGTTGACCGAATGCGGCCAGCTTCCCCAAGTGTCTCGTGATACGTTATCGCTTCGCAATACTGGTTGGACTTCCATCCTCCCCGCGTTGCGTATGCGTCGTTTGCAGCAAGCGTGCCATGTTGTTCAAGCGTTATGCCTGCAAACTCTTGAACTCTGCGGTGGTGCTTGTCTCCGAAGTGAAGAACCCTGTAATGCGTATCGCCCCAGATATTCGGGTAGTGACTGGCAATGAAAAGCGCGGTGGAAGCGTCCAGGCCCTTCTTGTGGCCGTGGTGCCATGATAGCATATTCTGCCCAAACTGCATCGCGTAGTATGGATTCTCGCTTTCGATCATCTCCACGCGCGGTTCTTTTTCGTAAATCATCCGGAACATTGTCCGCATCATCAGCGATCCAAACAGGTCATGGTTGCCTTCTGCGATCAGGACGTAAACCTTCTTGTGCTTCTCCAGCGCCATATCAATAACTGAGCGCATTACGCGGCAGGCGGTGGCAACCATTTGACCGGGGCGACCCGACGCATCCAGGATATGACCGTGCGATGGAGTGACAGCCGTAAGGCCGTCATAGTGCATCCAGTCACCTAATTGGGCGATGACGCATGAGTCTGCCGGCGGTGAGCGGCGCACCATGTCGGCAAAACAGCCAGACAGTGTTTCTTCCGCAATGGACAAATCCCAATCCTGTCCGGATTCGCGACCCCATGCCAGCATACCAATGTGGCAATCTGTTAGGGTATATACGTTGAGTAGTTCTTTGGTTGTGTTCTTTGGTGGTGGCATCGGCTTAAGTCTTGATACGCCCTCGCAGATTGTATCGACGATCTCGCGCGCCATCTCAATCATCTGTTCGCGGTCTTGGCTAGACTTTACCCATTGCCCACGCACTTCGCCGTCTTTATCGTAATACGTCGAAACACCCTTGACGTTATACCCCGCTGGTACCGTCCGCGTGTAGTCATGCTCTGGCGCCCAGCCCTGAGAAGCGGCTCGCGCCTTTACGATCCTATAAATCCTGCACACATATGATGGAGGAGCACCAGTGTCTTTGCTTGTCTGCGTTGAATTCTTTGTCTGCGCAAGACTTTCAAGTATTTCCTTTTGCCGGTCAGTCGCGGCGTATGGAAGTAAATCTAGCGCATCACTAAAGTCCGCCCGCGATAGTGCGGTGGCACGTCCGGTACTGGTCATTTGAATATCCCTATAGACAAGACTATTCGTCGTCGTCTTTGCTACGGCCAGGGCTTCCGAACGGGGCAAAAGGCCAAACTTGGTCCCGCTTTCTATGATCCAACGCCTCAATCATGCGCCAGAGTGTGTATATGATCGTTACAATACCGGCGGCGGCTGGAATCCAGGACATAAACACGGCAACTCCTGAAATTACGGCAACGCCGTCTCCGATTTCTTTCACTATATCTTCCACTTGATGATTTGTCATTGGACTCTCTGACTTTGGCATGCGTGCAATATAGCGCAATAGTCCTTGAACATCAATGGAGGTTGGGCTTCTCTTGCGGCACGTCGTCAATCACTTCTGTAGCCATAGTGTTGTACTGTCCCAGCGCCTGAATGCAAGCGTTCATCATCACAGGAAGGTGAACTGGCGCTACATCGTTAGAGATTGCTTGGCACACGCGCATGACAGCGTTTCCCATGATAGAATGCATGAGACTGTTGTTTGCCTCAATCGTCGTGTCTGCCACGAATGCCGGCATCGCCTTGCGCAGTAGGTGCACAAGTTTCTTTGTGGTGTCAGTGATCTCCTGCATTTCTGCATCCGTCACAACATGCTTAATCATGTCCATTATAGAATATCCTCGCTAATTGCCTTGAAGAGATTGATTATCGCTTCTTCTTTGGTCTCACCCCATCCGACGGGAGCGCCTTCGCCAAAATCCAGTTGTGCACTCCAGTCATGCCCACGCTCAGGTATTGGCGGGCGAACATGATCCAGGTAAACTTTCACTACGTTGTATTCTAGAGTCATCTTGCACCTACTTGCTGAATTATGGGGAGTGATGCAATAAGCGCGCCACTCCCCGGTAAATTACTCTGCGTTCTGCGCGTAGATTGCGTTCATGCGCTTGACCATTGCGGCGGCGGCTGGAACGTGCGCGTAGTCATTCTTGATGCGCTTCATGCGCGGGTTAATGTCTTGGTCGCCCTCATACATGAATAGTTGCTCAGCGGTGGGCTCTGTGTCCAAGTATTCATTGACCTTCGCCACGAATTCCAGAACTGGCTTCAGCTTGGTTGCATCGTTGGATTGAGCCTTGTCTGACTTCTTGCCTGCCTTTGGTGGAAGCGTGTCGCCAGTGTTATCCTGCTCATCTGCATCATGTTCGCCGGTAGGAACCTTAAACAGATTGCGGATGAAATACTTGGTAACGAATGACTCAGCCGACGCATAGGCTTGTGGGCCAGCAGCGACAACCGCAACGTCGCGGCGCAGTGGTCCGTATGTGTCGCCAGACTCGTGAACCAGGTAGATATCAAACGTGGTATGCAACTGATTGCCTCCACGCTCACCTTCCGCTGGCTTGATGATCTCGGAGTCCGTCATGTTCGCCATAGTGAACAGGCCAGCTTCCGCCATCATGGGTCCGACAACTTCATAAAATTTGTCAACCGAAGTAAAGTTATACCCGCCGTGCTTGTTGTTGCCGTCTTTGCCCAGGCGCTTGACGCCAGAGGCAACCTTGATAACTGCCGCTGCGATATTGCCCGACATTGCGATTGTTTGTGTTTGGTCAGTCATGTTTTTCTCCGCTGTGCTGATTTGATATACTTGATAGTTCTGTGTGTGACCCATGATGAAACGTTTGGCGCCGGGCAATCCAGCGATGCATTATGTAGGCCAAAACTGTTAGGCCAGTCTCCGAATTTCTCCTTAAACTGTACTCCCGCCCATCCTTCCTTGTACTGCCTCTGGTCCCGAATCGCCAATAGTGATGAATACCATTCTTGCATATCCTCAAGTCTATGCAACTTATCTTTTATTTTTTGTGGAGTATTGGCCGCAATTCCCGTCCGCATTACCTCACGCAATTCCCCATCCTGTTCCGCAACAGAAGGCGGTGGTGCCGGCATGAACCCGCAAGCCGGGCAGGCCCTAATGCGCGGTTGACGCATGGCGCCACATTTCGCACACTTCTTAGGTTCCTGAGTCTCCCGGTCTGCCTTCTCACGTTCCGCCTTATCCGCCTTGGTGCCGTCATCAAGCGAGTTATAATGGATATCGTAGGGGTGTCCCAGGCTTTGGTTTCCGGCGCAATCCAGCAACAGGCAATCTTCCTGCCCAGGATGCAGGCGCAATCCGCGACCAATGCCCTGAACCCAAAGCATCTTTGACTTCGTTTTGCGTGCAAACAATATGCAATTCACGAAGGTCCAATCGAGTCCAGCTATGAGGCAACCAACAGAAACACACACTTTTGCGTCGCCGCGCTCCATCTTCTTGCCAATTTCCGTGCGCTCCTCTGCTGTTGTGTTGGCGTCGATATACTCACACTGAACGCCGCACATAAGAAAGCGTTGCTGCATGTCCATTGCGTGCGCCCTGTCAACGCAGAAAGCGATAGTGGATCTCCCGTTGGCGTGTTCAAGCCATTGCTTCACGGTATCTGCGAGAATAGTTGTCTTGCGCGATGCGGTGGACAGCTCGCCCTCGTGGTAATCGCCGGCGACCATGCGAACGCCAGCGGTATCAATCTCTA